ATTTATTGACGATAACCAATTTCAAGAAGCTGTATTAAATGCAGAAATACAGGGTAGAAGAGTTGGGTCACAAACAACAACAGACGAAAATGGCAATATCATACCGAAGCCATTAGATCAAATGACTCTCAATTCATTCACAGCAGATATTTATAATAAATCTAATATAAGAAAAGCACAGGAATATTTTAAAAAAGAAGCTATAAACAGTTATGGTTTAGCTTTGCAGAATCATGCAATAGGTGTTTCTGAAAAATCTTTATTAGAAAATCAAGGTAAGGTAGATGAAACTGGCAGTCTTGTTGTAGAAAAAGCATCTAAATCATATATTAATTCTATTAAAACATCTGTAGCACCTGAAGTATTTGATGTCATTAGTCCAGCTCTAGGCAAAATTTGGGGTGAGGCAAATAGAAAAGCATCTGCTTTACAATTAAAAGAAGTTAAAGAAACAACTCTTTTTGAAGCTACTAAATATTCTGAAAAACTATTAGCTATGGAAACTAATCTTATAACAAATGGAACTGCTGACCCCTTAGAATATGAATTTATAGAAAATGAAAAAGCTAGAATATTCACTATCATTAGGGATAATGCTAAATCTAAAAAAGATGCAATGGCTTTTGAGCTTGGTTATAATCAAATGCTTCAGCAAAATGTGTCTACTAATGCAGTTGATCTAGCATACGAAGCTGGCGTTTCAATAACTGATATGTTGAATATGGCACTTGATACTGGAAAAAGTTTTGCAAATGATGAGAATATAGATGGGTCAAAGATTCAACAAGTTATGGAATCTAGGATTTCTTTTTATGATAAAAAAGATACAGAGTTAAGAGAACAAAATAGATTTAATTCTGCAAATCTTCTTTCTGAATTGGGAATTAAGTTAATACTAAATCAACCTATTAATGAAACTGATACAAATAAATTATTACCAACTGATTTACTTAGATTTCATAAAGCCAAAGCAGCTGCACAGAAAACAACAAATACAAAAAATGTAAATGATTTTAATGATAACATCACTACCCGTTTACAAAATTTAGAATTTGGTCTTGTTAAACCAGCTGAACCAATGGTTATGGGAATAGATGAATTAGGTGATATTGAAACTAGAGAATCGTTAAAAAACAAAGCTAAAGTAGTTGAAATGAATGAATTGATTAGGTTGCTTGGTCACAAAGATGTCAAACCTAATGTAAGACAAAAAATATTATCTACTATTAAAAAGGTTCATGCTGAGAATGCTCAGTTAACTATTGATCAATTCAAAGCTCATATGCAAAAAATGTTTACTGGTAGTGGTGGTGTAGTAGCCGTAGATCCTGATACACTTTTGAGTCCTTCATATATTGCAATATTAAAAAACAAAGGTTTGATTGGGCCTGATAAACAACTGAATGCCTACTCAGAAGAAGAATGGGTGAAAGCTGTAGCTACATATGCTAAAGACTGGCAAAAAGGCATTAACAAAACAAGATTACTATCTCAAGTTGGTACATTTATTAGTAATCGTGTTAAGTTACCAAAAGATCATAAAGAAGAATTAGAAAAGATAATGCCAAAGGTTTTGCCTTCAGGTGCAGAAATAAATATTCTGAGTGATAACGAAGATATTCGTGAAGAAAGCATTGAATTTGTAACCAAGCAAGCATTGGCTTTTAATTATATTCCTGAATATGCAAAGACACTATTTCAAAGTATTGAAAGTGTAAACACACCTGAAGCCTTTACAAATATTAAAAGATTATATCAGTCAATTAAAAGAGGGTACATGGATCAATCAGGAGGTAATGATAGTTTATTTATGTGGATTGCTGGAGAAAATACGTCTGGAATAAATGTAAACTTAATGGAATCAGCTATGTTTGCACCTGATGCTGATTATTTTAGAAACATAAACCAACCAAAATCTGCAAACAGAAATTTAGCAGATCTAATACCTTCACAAAAATTCTTCGGTGGTAATCAAACTGAAGAAGAAATATTCAATAATGCATTTGAAAATCTAGCTGATAAGATAGATGACAATTGGTTTGAAAGATTCTTTAGTAATGATATCGGTGGTGTGCCATATCAAACAAGAGTATTGCAAAATTTTTATAAACAGAGTGGTGCAAGTAATATGGCAGAAGCTATGTTCAAAGAGCCAATTATAAAAGCAGAATTGATGAAAAGAGTTAAGTTTTCTTTATCGCAAGGTAATGTTGCAAAAACACCAAGAGGTTTAGAAAATGCAATGAAAACAGCACTCTTTGATTTATCAGGTAATTTAAGTTTACAAGAAGATGGTGATGGTAATGTTTTTCTTACAAGGGGTGTAGATATAATTAAAGCTGCACAATCTAACGTACCTGATGGTCTAGGGTTTATAGTTACAAGAGAAGTTATAGACAATGATGTAATGAATAAATTCAATCAGACATTTGCTATGGACGAAACTGATACAGAACTAAAAGATGCCATTGATGAAAAAAGGTTTTTGTATATCAGTAACAATAACAGAATAGGCAATCCTTCTTATAGGGTTGTTGCTCATACAAAAGATGATAGATTCGTAACTATAGCTAATGACTATGTATTCAATTATGAAGGATCACAGTTAAAAGCAGATTATACAAAAGCCAAGCAATTGATTACTAATGGTGGTGTTAGATCTGTTCTTGGATATTTTGATTTTATGTCACAAAACAATATCAAAGCAGTCATGGATTCTATAGATACAAATAGAAATTATACCGAAAGTCTTGCCAGTTTATTTGCTGGTTATAATAATTTGGCACAAAGCCTTGGTTTGAATGGTATTAAGTTTGAAGCAGTTAGTAATTATCTTGCAAGTGAGCAAGGTAAGAAAGAAGTAGAAAATTTCTTTGATGCTTATAGACTTATAAGGTTTGATATTAGATGATTGAAACACCACAATATACTAAAATAAAACAAAGTATATTAGATGAATTTTCAAATATGGAAGCTCCTGATATTGCTAGAGCAAATGATGTTTATAGAAGCCCATTAGTTGCACCAGAAGAATATACATTTGGTGAATCATTTAAAGCTGGTATGAGGCAGTATGCTCCTGGGCAAGCAATTATGAGGTTATTCGAAAACTTAGAATTTCAAGATGACCCATCATATGATCCACTTAAAGATGAAAGAATACCTGAGGGATATTCATATAGATTTTTGAATAGTTCAAGTGAACATGAAACAGCTGTAAGACTTGAGCGATTAGAAGCTGATTTAGCTGATATGGATATTGTTGAAAATGGTAACCTATTTGCAGTTGGTTTAGGTGGTCTTATGTCGCCATTAACCCTTGCCCCAATTGGCACATTTAAAACATTATCACAAACTAGTTTTCTCCGAAGATTTGTAGGTAGTGCTGCCTTTACAACTGCAATCTATGCACCTGAGGAATTATTGATAGCATCAACAAATGAAGGCAGATCGGAAATAGGACAAACATTAGTACCTTTAGTTGGAGCTGGTCTTATAGGTGGAACTGTTGGTGGTTTGTTTGGTAGACGTATAGCATCAGGAATGAATCCAGCATATGAGTATGCTAAAGATGGTGAGTCTACTATATTTAGAAGTGCTGGAGCTTCTGCTAACTTAGAAAATCCCCAAGTTCTTAGAGAGATGCTTGAGGGTGAGGGATTAGCAGAAACAGGTATAAAATTAGAAAAGTTAAAATGGAATCCAGTAACTAGATTAACTGCTAGTGCAAATTTACTTTCTAGACAAGTTGCATCACAATTAGTTGATATGGGTGGGATGATACAAAAGAAAGTAAAAGGTGGAGATGTTACTGGTATTGCACAAAGTCAATCTGTAGAAACTAATTTTAGAACAATCTATCTTAGTTCTCTTTTGGATTCCATAAGAGTAAGTGATAAAGCATATCTTGCTTTTCGTGGCGTAGAAGCAAAAGCTGGTGATATTGGTAGATCTATGCAAATGCTATCAATGAAAGGATCTGATTTTATAAAAAGAAACCAAACATTATCTGAGTTTGCATTCCGTGAAAGAGTTACAAAAGCTATGAGAAATGGCGATGCTGATACAGTTACGGATTCTGCTACACCATTTGTTAATCAAGCAGCTGCTGGATATCGTAAGCATCTGAATATGATTAAACAAAATGCTGAAGATGTAAAATTATTTGAAATAGATTTAGCTAAGAAAATCAAAGGCTTAGAAGCAAAAATAGCAAAAGGAGAAGCATCTCCTGATGATTTAATAAAAGCCAAAAATTTATTAAAAAAAATAAGATCAGAAGGTGTGCTTTTAAATACTGCCTTAGGTTATGTGCCAAGAGTACCTAGAATAGATAAGATAGAAAAAAATGCAGAACAGTTTAAAACTATTGTTAGTAACTGGGCATTAGGTCATTTTCCAAATATCACAAGACAAGGTGCTGATGAATATGCTGATAATATAATTCTTAATTATACTAAAAGTAAGCCATTCTATAATCTTGATGAAGGCACATCACAAATAGATTGGATTACAAATGCAAC